TAAATATATTTTAAAATAACTATTGAAACCTTAATCAAAATATGATATAATCTATTATAGTTATGAAAGATTTAATTATAATTTTATTATTTACTTTATATATTCTTTGGTTATTTGAATAAAAGGAAAAGAAAATAAAACAACAAAAAAAGATATTGAATTGATTAATTGTTGTCTTGCTGTAACATTATCTGATATTATTAGCATGTAATCACCGAATGAAACATGTTGATTATTAGCTTTCCATCTTCTAAAGGAATCAAGGTACTTATAAGCCTTCCTTGTAGAAGTACGCTCAATAGTAGTATTAGTCTTTGGTCTATGTAAGTGTATGATTGTTTTCATAATATCTCCTTTGTTTATCTAGTAAGATATCCTATACTAAAGAACTTCAGAGACATCAAGGATTATGTAATAACCTGTAAGGCTGTCAAGTCCTTGAAGTCTTTGAAGTTGTTTAGTATATTGTAGCTACTAATATTCAGACTTAGAAGATCTATACATGTTGTCAACTAGATAAACTAAGAGATCTTATGTATCATACATACTTACATCCAAAGACTTGATAGACTATTGAGTCTTAATAGACTTTGAAGGCTTATAAGTCTATAATGTCTTTAGAAGATATGCTAAGGAAAGGCTGAATACTTTGAAGACTATCAAGTCTATTAAGGAGAGTAGAGAAACTACATATAACTTAGAGACTTCTATAGACTCTAAAGCCTATGAAGTCTAAGAAGTCTGTGAAGTCTTAATGAAGGAAGGAGTTCTAGAGTCTATGAAGTCTAGCTTTCTAAGGGTAGGCAGAAGACCATACCGGGTAGGTATATGTATATAGCAGACACATACATTTTCTAGGATTTTGAAGTGTAACCAGTTAATAGTGGAAGTGGCCTTTTTAGGCCCCATCTACTTTAAAGACCTTAAAGATCTATATATGCGCTAGTTGATATACTTTTGAGACTAGGAGAATTAGGGAGAGAACCCTCTGGAAGGGATAATACTATTATACACTCATATCGCGGTTTTGTCAAGCTTTATTTTAATTTATTTAAGAAATAACTTGACAACATGCTCATATGGGGGTATAATATATATAATGGCAATAATAAATAATACAGAGACAAAAGTCAAGAAAGAATTAACGGAGAAACAAAAGCTGTTTCTTCAATACCTTGTGGAGACTCAAGGTGATGCTGCAGAAGCTGCAAAGAAAGCTGGATACAAAAGCCACTACTACCATGTTGTAAAGACTTTAAAGTCTGAAATACTAGAGATGACACAGCAGGTCTTAGCTAACTCCGCACCTAAAGCTGCTTTTAAATTAGTAGAGATTATGGAATCCAAAAGACCCATAGTTCAAGCTAATAATAAATTAGCAGCAGCTCAGACTCTTTTAGATAGAGTTGGCGTGAGTAAGGTAGACAAGCTGGATGTGAATCATAATGTGGGGGGTGGCATCTTTTTAATGCCTGATAAGGCGCCTATTGATATTACACCGGATAGTTATGGCGAAGAAAAGAAAATCAACAGTCAATAAAGCTGGGAACTATACAAAGCCTACAATGCGTAAGAGGCTTTTCAATAGAATCAAGGCTGGGACTAAAGGTGGTAATGCAGGTCAATGGTCAGCTAGAAAAGCACAGATGTTGGCAAGAGAATACAAGAAAGCAGGTGGAGGCTATAAGTAGCCATGGATTTTGATAAAGAAGCAAGAAAGATAGATAGAGGTATTTTGTTTGTATATATAATACTTTCTTTTATTTTTATTGCAGGAGTATTTTATAAATGAAAGTAAAAGCACCTAAAGGATTTCATTGGATGAAACAGAAGAATGGTTCTTTTAAACTTATGAAACACACAGGAACTTTTAAGGCTCATAAGGGCGCAAGTCTAAATGCAAACTTTGAAGTCCAGAAAGTTCATAAGGCTACTAAGTAATGGCTTTGAAAGAAAGTCAAACAAGTTTAAAGAATTGGACTAAACAAAAGTGGAGAACAAAGAGTGGTAAAAAGTCTTCCGAGACTGGAGAGAGATATCTTCCAGAGAAGGCTATAGAATCACTAACACCACAACAATACGCTGCAACGACAGCAAAGAAAAGAAAAGATACAGCTAGAGGCAAACAGCATTCAAAACAACCTAAGAAGATTGCTAAAGCTACTAGGCGATACAGAGGACAACGATAGTTATTTATAACTACATAAGGAGAGAATTATGGAAGAAGTATCATCAGGAATACAATTTATTGGTATGTTAATTACAGTTTTTAAGATTATGCCTTGGGTTATATCAGGAGCAGCATTGATTTGTTCAATGACTCCTACACCTAAAGATGATCAAATGATTGCAAAGCTTTATAAAGTATTAGATGCTTTTGCACTAAACATAGGTAAAGCAAAAGATAAATGAGTAAATTTGAAAAAGCCATCAAATGGCATAAAGGAATGGTAGAGTGGTTTCAGAAGATAACTGGCTGGGATGACTATACCTTATTATGGTTTGCCTTTCTAGAGGGTGTTATATTTACTCTTCTATTAGGGTATATTTTATAACAGGGAGATCAGTATAATGATGTATAATGATAAAAGAAAAGGCATGATGTATGGCGGTTCTGGAATGAAAAGAAAGAACATGATGCATGGTGGCGATAGTAAGATGGGTATGGATTCAGCCAAAAGAAAGAAGATGGCAATGGGTGGAAGCGCTCAACCTTCTTATGGTGCTGGTGAAATGCCTAAAGCATCTGCTAATTAAAAGTGGCTAGTGAAAGAGATCCTAGACTCAAACGAGCTGGAGTCTCTGGATTTAATAAACCTAAGAGAACACCTAATCATCCTAAGAAGTCACATGTTGTTGTGGCTAAAGAAGGTGATAGAGTTAAGACTATTCGTTTTGGTCAGCAAGGTGTTAAGACTGCTGGTAAGCCTAAAGCGGGTGAGTCAGCTAGGCAGAAAGCTAGAAGGAAATCTTTCAAAGCTAGACATGGTAAGAATATAGCAAAGGGTAAAATGTCAGCAGCTTTTTGGGCTGACAAAGTAAAGTGGTAAAGTATGTTAATTCCAGATGGATATATTAGAAGGGCTACTTCAACTATTCCTTTTGGTTATGAACTCGACACTAACATAGATGGTTATTTAAAACCAATAGAACAAGAACTAGAAGTTCTAAAAGAGGTTACGGAAGCAGTTCATGAACAAGAGATTAGTTTAGGAGTAGGTGTTGATTGGTTAGAAGCTGAGACAGGTAGAAAAATGTCTAGAGCTGGATTAAAGAAACATATAGATAAAGCATATGGAAGAATGGGACAAAAATCCTGACAAATACTTAACCGATAAAAAAGGTAAACCTATATTAAAAAAAGATGGTACTCCTCGTTTAAAAGCAGGAAGACCAAAGAACTCAGAGTTATCGAGTGTTAAGGCAGCCTTACACGCTAAAAGAAAATTAGATCGTAAGGATAAGAAAGTTACAAAGTTGCGCAGGAACTTAAAGAAAGCACAACGAGAACTTAATAAAGAAGAAAAAGTCTTAAAGTCAAATGTAATTACTGAGTCAGAGAGTAAACAGTTACCTGATGCAATACAGAAGCATCTGAATGATACAGGATCTTATGTTGAATTTATGCCCAACGAAGGACCTCAAACAGACTTCTTAGCAGCAGGGGAAAAAGATGTGTTGTATGGTGGTGCAGCAGGTGGAGGAAAAAGCTTTGCCATGCTGATAGATCCTTTAAGATCTTGTCACCATCCACAGCATAGAGCTTTAATACTTAGAAAGTCTATGCCAGAATTAAGAGAACTTATTGATAAGTCGAGGGAGTTATATCCAAAAGCTTTCAAGGGTGCAAGATTTAGGGAAGTCGAAAAGCTTTGGAACTTTCCTAGTGGAGCTAAAATAGAATTTGGCTTCTTAGAAAGAGATGCAGATGTGTATCGTTATCAAGGACAAGCCTATAGTTGGATTGGTTTTGATGAGATAACTCATTTACCAACAGAGTTTGGTTGGAACTATTTAGCTTCTCGTCTAAGAACTACAGATAAGAATTTAAAAACTTATCTTCGTTGTACAGCTAATCCGGGTGGTGTTGGCGCACAATGGGTAAAGAAAAGATATGTTGATCCGTCAGAACAAAACAAAAGTTTTAGAGGACATGACGGACTAACAAGAAAGTTTATTCCGGCTAAGTTACAGGATAATCCTTATTTAGCGGAAGATGGTGAATATGAAAGGATGTTAAGCTCCTTACCTGCTGTTCAAAGAAAACAGTTATTAGAAGGTAATTGGGAAGTAGCTGAAGGAGCAGCATTCGCGGAATTTGACTTAGATAGTCATGTAATAATTCCTTTTGAAATACCCTCATGGTGGGAGCGTTTTAAAGGAATTGATTATGGATACGCTTCTGAAAGCTGTTGCTTATGGGCTGCTGTAGATCCAGATGATAAGACAATAATTATATATAGAGAACTATACCAAAAGGGTCTTACAGGAAATGCACTAGCTGATAAAATAACACAGCTTGAAGAAGCTGAAATGAAGTCAATAAGCGGAGTATTAGATACCGCAGCTTGGTCTAGAACAGGATATACTGGTCCGACCATAGGCGAGATTTTAGTACAGAAAGGACATAAATTAAGAAAGGCTGATAAGAATAGATCTGCAGGTAAAGTTATTATACACGAACATTTAAGAACTAGACCTGAGAACGGAAGACCAAAGTTACAAATATTTAACAGTTGCAGTAACTTAGTTAGAGAATTACAAAGTCTTCCCATAAGTAAAAACAACTCAGAAGATGTTGATACTTATGCTTCTGATCATGCTTATGATGCGTTACGATACATGTTGATGAGTAGACCAAGATTAG